GCTTCCCATGATCCCTCCTTGGCGTCTCGCCGGGACTCGAACCCGGAGCGCGCTGCCGACCGCCTTACCCCTCTCGATGTCGGCGCAACGCTGCGATCCTGCCGAGACCAAACGGCGCGCTACGAGGCCGCGCGCCAAGGCCCTGTCGCGTAGGGGGAGGTGACGCGACGGAGTCAGAACCTTCGCCGGCCCCCCGTGCCGGTCGCCTTCGGCTCGCTCTTCGGCGGCTCGACGTTCGCCCCGAAGGGGAAGTCGTCCGCTTCCTCGCGGAGCTGCGCGGGGCTCCTCCTCTGCCTCGATTTCAGGACGAGCCCCTTCATCTTGGCGCCGAACGCCGCTGCCTCGTCGGCAGTCATGGCGTTCTGGATCTGCAGATACCCGCCGCCGAGGCGGTTTACCCACGAGACGCGCGGCGTGACGCGCTTCTCGCCATCCTTCTCGTACTCTTCGAGCTGCACGACGATCTCGACCTCGTTGGTGTCGAGACCGTGGAGCTCGCCGTCTGCGAACTCGCCGAGGTCCTCGCCCTCCCAGCCGCAGTACTGAAGGGACTCGATGGTGCGCGCCGCCGATCGCTCGGCGAAATATCCTGTCCAGCGGACCTCGGCGCCGGCGTCGTCGCCCTCCGTGATCTTGAAGTAGAACTCGATGAAGGGCGTTCCCTTCTCGCTCGACCTGCCGAGCACGACCTGCCCGCAGGCGCGGGCCTTGTACCGTCCACCGTCGACCAGTGTCATATCTGTCGCTCCTCTCTCTCAGCTCGCCTTCCGCTCGGCGAGGTAGTGGTCCAACGTCTGAATCGCCTCCGTGAGCACGGAGACCGTTCTGCCGTTCGTCTTGACGAACGAGCGCGCCTTCTTCTCGAGCTCGGCGTCGCCCACGAGCTTGATACGCTCTTCGAGCGTGTCGCTGAGCTGCCTGATCTGCGCGACGTCGCCGTCACGCATCGCGCGTGCGAACGCTGCCCACGCTCCGTCACGCGGCAGAACGATCCGCTGCGGCATCGCAAAGCGGGTCTTCGCGAGGTACGCCGGATCCGGGTGCGTGCGCATGATGCGCTTGCCCGTCGTCTGGGCCTTCGTTCGCCCAGACGTATCCTCGGTCGCAACGTCCTGCGAGATGAAGCCGACGACGTCGCACCACTCGACGATGAGCCCCGCGGCCGCTGCGTGGAGCTTGATCGTCCAGTGCTCGTAGTCGTCCCCCATCGGGTTCCTGAACGGCTTGCGGATCGCATGCGCGATCAACAACACGTTCATGCCCTTCGCGCGGAGGGCCGAGAGCTTGTGGACGAAGACGCGCCACTGGTCGAGCGCCGCGACGTATCCCCGTCCGTACCCGAAGGACTCAATGTCCGGCTTTTTCGCCTTTCGGCAGACGTACTCCCAGACGAGCGGCTCGAGCCAGTCGAGCGAGTCGACGGCGAGCGTTTCGTGGTTCAGCGTCGCGACGTAGTCGAGCGCTTCGAGCGTCTCTTCCCACGTCCGCGGAGACGGTTCGACCGCCTCGGCGTCGATGTTCTCGAGTCCCTCTTCGCTCGCGAGGAAGATCGCGCCCGGCGCCTGCGCGGCGAGCGTGCTCTTGCCGATCCCGCCCGGACCGTAGAAGACCGCCCGCACGGGCGCTACGCGGCGTGTTCTGCCTACTGAAAAAGCCATCTCAGACCTCCTTGACCAGCTCTTCGTGCGCGTGCTCCGCGGTGCGGAAACGCGTGTCGTCATCGATTGACGCCATGCCGGAGCAGACGTCGAAGTAGTCGCACATGCGGTGGAAGCGCTGGCAGGCGCCGGGGTTCCGTGGCCAGTGCCCGCTGTTCTCGCTCATGCGGATCATGGCGGCCGTCTGCCAGACGTCCCCCGCGTGCTCGCGCTCGTCCTGCTCGAGCCGCACGACCGGCCCGCGCGCGTAGTACCGCTCCGGGTTCGCGGCGATGTGCTCGCGCACCCGCAGGCGGAACTCCTCGGGCGTCTCGTCCGTCTCGCGCTGGTTCGCGTAAAGGCGGCCCTCCTTCGTGTACTTCCGTTGCGCCTCGGGAGTAGCCTTCTGCGGTCGCAACGCGACCTTATGAATGACGTCGTAGAGCGTCTCGACGTCCTCGTAGCCGAGAGCCCGGAGCGCGCTCTGGTAGGTCGACACCTGCGGGTCGAGCGCGCTCACCCTGCGCCAGTAGTCGGCGCCGAGGCCAATGTCCTGGCTCGTCGTCTTGTGCTCGACGTGGAACACCTTGCCGCCGCGTCGAACGATGGCGTCGATCGCCCCCTGAACGCGATACGTCCTCGACGCTCGCCCCGTCTCCGGGTTCACGAGCGGCACGTCGAACGTCAGCTCAACCGCGATTGTCTCGTAGCTCTCGTCTCCCCAGCGGACCGAGTAGCCGCGAATCAGCTCCTCGGCCTTGATGAGCTCGAAGGGGTCCGCGTCCTCGGGACGCGCCTCCGCGCGCTCGCGCATCGCATGCACGGCGGCGCTGTACCTGTCGCTCGCGTCGCTCGGCTCGTTCCACCAGGCATTGAGGCCGACGTGAATCAGCGCCCCGAAGCGGAGCGCCTCGCTCGCACGGCGCGGACGCCGGAGCATGACGTAGCGGTACTTGAACTGGCGCGGACAGGCGCGGTAGCACGCAATCGCGCTGTTCGATAGGACGTTGAGGTGGACGCGCCCGTTCGTCGGGCGCGAGAGGATCTCACTCTGCTGCACGGGTCACCTTCCCCTCGCTCGGAGCTCCTGGAGCTCCGCAATCATCTGGTCCTTCTCGCGCACGAGCGTCTCGAGCTCGTGCACACGATCGAGCGCGTCTTGGAGACGCTTTTGGAGATCAAACTCCGTTCGTTGTCGGCGTTCGATCTCGAGCACCATCCGATGCGCGATGTCGCGCATCTCATCGAACCGCCGATTCAGCTCCGCGAGCGGGTCGTAGGGCGAGGGCCGGGAAGTGCTCATCGCTCGACCTCGCAGCCGTCGGCTTCTGCCGACGCCGCGTGCTCGTCGCACGCGGCCCACTCATCACCACGCTGACGGACCATGGCAACGGCCGGCGCTCCGCACGGCACGTAGGCCACGCCGGCGGACGTGTCCTCCTCTCGACTCGCGAGATTCTTCTCGCAGCGAGCAGCTCGCTTCATCGCGTCACCTCCACGCGCACGAGCTTACGCTTTTAGGCGTACGCGTCAAGGCGTAAAACGGACGTACGGCTGTACGACGGCGCACAAGTGCTCGCGCCAACACGCGTTTTCGGGCGCGTTTTTTTTTGAACGTAGCGTTCAGCGGGCGCGCGAAACCTTCACGCCCTTGTCGTACATCGACAGCGTGACGCGGCCGTTGGCCCACACGAACACGCGGAACCCCTCGGACGACACGGTCTCGCGCTCGGCCGGCCCGAGCTGGGCCTCGATGCGGCGACGCTCGGTCACGAGGTCGGCGCCCTCGTAGAGGGTCTCTACGCGCACGACGTAGCCACCGTCGGCGACGGCGCCGAGGAACACGGACACGCCGCCGACACGGCAGACGAAGGGACCGCTCGGCTCGACGGCGAGGACGCCGCCCTGGCGCTCGCAGAGAACGCGGACCTCGGCGATCGTCGCGCCGAGCTCGGGAGACGTCGGTGCCGCCCGGACCACCGCGAGCTGCCGTTCCCGCTCCTCGGCGGCCATCGCGGCCTCTCTCGAAGCGACGCGCCGCTCGGTCCGCTCCTGGCGCTCGAGCTCGTCGCAGCGCATCTGCTCGAGCGCGTCCGCTTCGGCGCTCTGCCTGCCACCCATCATGCGGCCGGAGCGCGCGAGCGCTGCTTGCGACCGACAGCGCCCGGCGGGCGTCTGCGGCTCCGCGCACGCCGCGAGAACGGCAAGGAGCAGCGCGACGCGTTTCATGGTGCCATTTTCCTGGTCTTTTCTAGCGTCTTCTCGAGATAGTCCAGCTTTGGTGCCCACTCGGGCGCAGGGAAGTCGCTCTGGCCGAAAAATCCGGCACGCGCGGCCGCGATGGTCCACGGGCTCCACGTCTTCGTGCTCGCGTGGAACTGGATGCACACCGTGAGGTTCGCATACGGCCCTGTCGGCACGCTCTCGGGCGGCGGCGGCGGCGGCGTTCCTTCAGCAGCCTTCCCGTAGACGCCGACAAGCTCTTCAAGATCGCTCTTGCCATCCAGAATAGCGATCTCCTCCGCTACCCGGATGCCTGGCTTGTAGGTGCCTCGCAGCAAGTTACTCACCGTCTGCTGCGACACGCCGAGCGCGAGCGCCATCTTTCTCTGCGCGCTCGGCTGCCCCTGGAACTTCCCCTTCCAGACGCGAAGGGCGGCCTCGCGGATGAGGCGATGCTGCTCAGGTGTGAAGACGGGTTTGGCCGGCATTTCCTTACTAATTTTACACAATAATCGTCCGCGCGTAAAGGCCGTCAATCGAATACGCTTGCGCCGTACGCGTAAACGCGTTATGGCGTACGCATGATGGCGACGCGTGGAGGCGTACGGCTGAGGGCCTGGCTCAAAGAGCGGCGCCGGACTCAGGAGTGGATTGCCGAGCAGATCGGCACCCACCAGACGAACATCTCCGCGTGGATGCGCGGACGACCGATCTCGGTCGACGCGGCCGTGCGGATCGAGCGGGTGACCGGGATTCCGGTCGCCGACTGGACGGTGAAGGTCGAGAGGGGCGGGTCGCTCCCGCCGACCGGCACCGCTTGAACCTACGTGCACCTTGCAAACGTGCAAGGTGCATTCTTTTGCCCTGCGTGTTCAGGGCTGCGAACTTGTGCAGTCCGCATCCTTTGCGGACGCTGAACGGTGCTCGCGTATGGGCACTGAACGGAGCGACGGGAGCATGGGAAAAAGGGCGCGAGATTTCTCCCACCGAACCAAGCGTTCAGCGATCCCGCTCAAGTGGGCTGAGGGCGATCGCTGCGCGCTGCGGCGCGATGGCGAAGTTCTCGTCGGGCGCATCGATGCGCTCAAGAAGAGCTACGCGGTCGTGCGGCTCAACGAGTGGCGCTACGTCTACGCCGGCATCGACGAACTCGAGCTCGTCCCGCTCGCGCAAGCGACGACGCGCCCTGCGCCGCCGGAAAAGGACGTCTATCTCGATTTCGTCAGCCGCAAGCTCACGCGCGCGCCCTCGACGGGGCTCGAGCGCGTCCCTGAGCTGCATCCGTCGCTCTTCCCGTTCCAGCGCGATCTCGTGTCGTGGGCGCTCCGGCGCGGCCGCTGCGCGCTCTTCGCAGACACGGGCTTGGGCAAGACACGGATGCAGCTGGAATGGGCGCGCCACATCCCCGGCAAGGTGCTCATCCTCGCGCCGCTCGCGGTTGCGGCGCAGACGGCGCGCGAGGGAGAGCGTCTCGGTATCGAGGTCCACATCTGCCGATCGCAGGACGACGTCGGGCCGGGCGTGAACATCACGAACTACGATAGGCTCCACCGCTTCGACCCGTCGCACTTCGAGGGCGTCGTGCTCGACGAGTCGAGCATCATCAAGCACCACGACGCGAAGACACTCGCGCGGCTCCTTGAGGCGTTCCGCGCCACGCCCTTCCGGCTCGCGGCGACGGCGACGCCCTCGCCGAACGACTACACCGAGCTCGGCACGCACGCGGAGTTCCTCGGCGTGTGCACGCGTCAGGAGATGCTCGCGGAGTTTTTCGTCCACGACGGCAGCGAGACGCAGACGTGGCGCCTCAAGGGCCACGCGCGACAGCACTTCTGGCGCTGGGTCGCGACGTGGGGCGCGCTCCTCCGCAAGCCCTCGGACCTCGGCTACAGCGACGAGGGCTACGACCTGCCGCCGCTCACGGTCACGCAGCACACGATCGCGGCCGACGTCGCGGAGCTGAACGCGGTGAAGACGGGACAGACCTCGCTCTTCGCCGAGCCGGCGCGCACGCTCACGGAGCGACGCGCGGCGCGAAAGGGCTCGCTCGAGCGG